CGGCTTCGCCTTCCTCGGTGGCGATGCGGATCTTCACGCGCTTGTCGTTGATGACGCTCTTGAGCATATCCGCTTCGCTCTTGAGTTCATCGACCGTGGCGCCGGCGATGCTTTCCGTGCCGGTGGCCTGCATGAGCCTGACGGTATTCTGGAGTTCGGCAAGCCGATCCCGGAGGTTGTCCACGGCGGAAGCCTTGCTGTTGGCTTCCGCCAGTTTCTTCTCCAACTCGGCGATGCGGGCGTCGGTTTCGGCCGCGAGCGCCTCGCCCGAAGCGGCCCCGGGCTCTTCCCGATTCTTGTTGGTCGCCATGATCTTTGTCTCCTCGGTTTGCTTTCGGCAGGGGTTACTGGGTGACCGCGGCCTCGAAGCGAACCATCCACGGATCGTAGAGGATCTTGTTGGCGGTGAGCGTCTTCCAGGCCACGGAGCCACGCTGGCCCATGGGGTCGCCCGCGGCGGGCTTGGGGTTCACGACCATCGGCGTAACGGCGTTCTTGCCCTTGAAGGGGATGGTGGCGTAGGCGTTGGCCGCGCAGAACAGGTACGGGTAGACGTCGGCCTTGACGCCGGTGGTGGAGATCATGCTCCCCTTGTCGCCGCCGGCGTCGGTGAAGGGCCTGTTGAGCGGCGCGGACACGAACCGAACGCGCTCGCACTTGCCGATCTCGGTGTCGTAGATGCTGCCCTTGGCGTACTTGTCCACGGTCACGAACCCGTCCAGGTCGCGCACATCGCCCTCGCAGTCGGTGTGGCACTGGCAGATGTAGGACGAGGCCACGGGCTCGGTGCCGTATTCGGCGGCCGGCCGCACGCGCTCGGTGATCGGCCTGGCGAACTGGCGGTCCAGAAGGCGCACGATGCGACGCACGTCGGCGCGGGTGATCTTGGCCACCACGGTGTTGCGGGCGAGCACGCCGCCGGAGTACATGACGTTGGTGCCGGCCTTGAGCACGCCGAAGCGGAACATCTCCAGCATGGCCGGGGCCTGCTCGGCGAGGAGATTGGTCATCTCCCGAAGCACGTCGTCGGTGTGGGTGTCCTGGATGATGTCGGTCAGCGGCAGCCAGTCGCCCAGCTGCTGGAGACGCACGGTGATATCGGTCTTGCCGAAGGTGCTGCCGTCAGGCGTGATGCCTTCCACCACGACCTTGGGCGTGAAGTCGAGGGCGTTCCAACGACGGAACACCATAACCATGGAGGAGCGGCTGGGCAGCTCGCGCGTCTGAGCGAACTGCTCGGAGACGAGCTGCGGAATGGCGCGCTCCAGGAACTTCTTGCAGACATAACCAGCGGTTTCAGGGGAAATGTCCCCGTAGGTGACACTGGCGGCCATGGAATTGCTCCTTTACTTCTTGCCCGCCTCTTTCCAGCCTTTGTCGAAGTCGCCCTTGCCGGGCGCTTCCACGTCGGGAGGCGGGCTGGGTTTGCCTTTCGGGACCGTGGCGTTCTCGGCTGCACGGCGCGTCTCGTCGCGCCGGCCGCTGGCACGGTCGTCCTTGTCCTTCTTGAACTCCGCCAGGACGGCGATGACCTCGGCGGAGGTGCCCTCCTTGAGGGCGTGTCCGATGCGCTTGTAGTCCTTGCCGGACTTGCCCTCGGCCCATTCCTCCAGCTTCTGGAGATAGGCGGTGAAGGCGTCGGGATTCTCGATGCGTTTGGCGTAGGCCTCGCCGAAGTCCGGGTGCGCATGGCCGATGGCGTCGAAGTGCCCCTGCTTGACGGCGTTGAACTCCTCCGCCTCGCGACGCGAGCGCTCGGCCTCGCCCTTGCGCGCTTCCGCCATGCGCTCGGCCATGTCCTCCACGAGGACGGCACCGGGGCCGTTCTCCTCCAGGGCGCGGCGCAGGCGCTTGCCCTGGCGGGAATCCTCCAGCATGACGGCAGCCAATTCGGGGTTGGCCTTGGCGAAGGACTCCACGTCCGGGCGCAGCTCCTCGGGCAGGTCCTCCAGCTTCAAGGCCTTGGGCTGCTCGGGCTGCGGATTCTTGACCTTGTCCAGCTCGCGCCGGGCTTGGTCCAGTTCCTCCTGCGTCTTGCGCAGGCGGCCTTCGTTGTGCTCATAGAGCCGGGCCTTGCGGCGCAGCTCCTCGGGATCGTCCTCGCCTTTGTCGCCGGGGTCGCCCTTGTCCTTGGAGGCGGGCTTTTTGCCGTCCTCGGCCGCATCCTCGGCGGCCTTGGCGGCCTCCTCGTCCTGGGCTGCCGTCCCGGAGTCGCCGTCCTCGTCGCCGGGCTGGCCGCCCTTCTCTTCGTCAGCGCCACCAGCGGGGGGTTCGTGACCCGTACCGTCCGTGTCCTTGGCGAATGCAGCGGCGAACTCGGCTTCTGCCGCGGCCTCGGCGTCCTGGGCTTCCTGTCCCTGCGCCGCCGCCTGTTCGATCTTCTCGCTCATGACTTCATCCTCCCCCCGGGCCGCCTCGCGGCGGTAGTCGGCGGTTGCGTAAAAGGTTTTATTCCACCTCGGATTCGCGCTCAGGCCGGCTGATGTCGGCCAAGAGATCGCGCAGACCGAGGATTCGCCCCTGGATGCGGCTGATATTTTCAATGCCGGTGGACAGCTCCAGCGTTTCGCGCTGTTCCGCGATGCGCGCGCTGATCAGTTCACGCACGGCGATCATGGCGAGGTCCTCCGACCGCGAGCGGCATTCCTTCAGCGCGGCCAGCGCCATGTTCTCGGCCTGCATTACTGGCCCTCCGGCTTCTTGCCGCCCTTCTTGGCGCCGGCTGCGTCCCAGCCCTTCTTGAAATCGTCCTCGCCCTCGCGGACGATGGACATGTCCGTGACCTGAAAGGCGATGGTTTGACTCTTCCCGTTGTTGCGGGTGTCGTCCTCGCTCACCCTGGTGCACTCGGCTTTGGCCGTGATCCTGACCACGGTGTCCGTGTCGAAGTCCTTGATCTTGAGGCCGAGCTTCTTGATTTCGTCGTCGCCAAGCCGCAGCTCAAGCCCCCACGGATACTTCGGCTCCTTGCCCGGGTCGCATGCGGCGCACGATTCGCCCTTGTCCTTCTCGCCCTTCTTGGGCTTGGGCAGCGCCATATTGATGAGGTCGCCCATATGGTCCTCCTACTGGGCCGCGCCTGCGCCCAGCTGCTTGACGGATTCGCCCAGCATGCCCTGAAGGGCCTGCGGGACCGGAATGCCGCGCTTTTCCGCCTGGGCCAGCAGGGCCTGCACGGTCGCCTCAGCCTGGATGAGCGCCTGCTCCTGCATGTCCTGCCGGCGCTCCTGTTCGGCCTCTTCCTCCGTGCGCAGCGCCGCAGCGCCAAGGTCGAGGTGCGTCATGACCTGTTCGAGCAGCTCGCGCGACTTGAAGTCGTACTTGAAGCGGGGGTCGGCGCTGAGCTGGATGGCCTTCATCGCGTTCTGGGCCTGGATTTCGCCGGCCATGAGCGCGCTGGTGCCGATGGCCTTGATGACGAAATCGCCCTTGATTTCATTCCGCGGGTTGAAGCGCATGTTCCAGTAGTAGAGCCAGGTGATGAAGGGACGCGTGACGTCGTTGTCGAACCGGCTGACCAAGCCCTTGAGCGAGATTGAAGCCGCGCCCATGAGCATGGACAGGCCACCCACGGTTTCGGCCGCGCCCTTGGTCGGGCTCTCGCCTGCCATGAACCGCGGCGTCGTGGCTTCGTCCGACCAGTCCGCCATGAGCTTGGCCACGCTCATCAGGCTCGGAATGGCGGAATCAATGTTGAAGACCTTCATGGCCTGGGACAGGTCCAGAACGGTCCGGAACGGCCAGATTTTGAACGGGCGGAGTTCGGTTGCGTCCACGCCCTCCATCAGTGCGGAGCGGTTAATCGCGATCTGCGGGCCTGAGCAGATCGCCGCGTTGTCCATGATCATCCGTACAGCGGCATTGAACCCCTTCTCGGGATGTCGCAGGATTGACGCCACGCCCTCGGGGAAAAATGCGGTCTCATCGCTGCTGTAGAAGAAGAACGAGTACGGGATGTCGATGCCCTCGATGGGCGCCAGAACGGCCTTGACCACGACATTGCCGAGTAGCCAGACATTGGCTGCGTAAACCTCCGTCTCATCCAGATCCTGAAGGCCCGCATCCAGCAACTGCCTTCCACTGAGATAGCCCCAGCGCTCGAGCAGCCGGAAACGTCCCGCCAGACGTGTTAGCGTCTGGCGGGTGTCGTCCTCGCCGGAGACCTGGCGCATCTCGGATTCGGACTGCGTGAGATCGGCGTC